TCATCATTATACACCGCACTACTTTCAGAACCAAGAAGAAGCAAAAGAACGTGCTATTCAACGAGCACAAGCCATGCTGAACACCGTCGAGGTGTGGCGAGGTAAAACATGTCTAAACTAGAAATTGGGTATAGGGATCATAAAGAAATGCAATATTCACAATGGGATAACTGGAATGATGTAGAAAAACAACAGTTTCGAGATTGGTTGAAAGGTGTCTTGACAACTGAAGAGGTTTCTGTTACATTTACAAAACGAGATGGCAGTGAGCGAGTAATGAAAACTACGCTCAAGGAAAGTTTAATTCCCGTAGCAGAAAAGAAAACAGATCGTACACGTGCGCCGAATGATGATGTAATCTCAGTAGTTGATGCAGAGATTGGTGAGTGGCGCAGTATTCGTTATGACTCAATTAAGGAAGTGAGGTTTACTCTTGGACAAAGTAGCGACTAACACTGAACCCAATGCAAGTCAAATCGTTGCGGGGAGTGATGATTATAATTGCAAGTTAGTTTATGCTTTCAATTGGTACAACGCCGAAAAGGATAAGAAGGATGCAAGGAAGTATCTTGAAGATTTTAACAAGAAGTTCAATGTAGGTAAGGATCTTTCAGGTGTAGTCGATTCTGACATAGTAATGACTATGGGTTGGGTTGCACGTCTTGCAAATAAGGGTGCAAAACTCTCTGATGATCATATCGAGAGGCTTATGCGATATTTGCAAAGCTTGGTTCCTGTTCAGCGCGTTGTTGTGCAACCTGTCAACAAAGTATCTATTCAGGAAGCTACACAGAATCGCATTCGTTCCTATCTTGGAGAACTTGAAGGTGTACTAGATGAACTCGCTAAGAATCCTAAGAGTGATTTTTCATTGTTGAACGATCTCAAAAAAAATCAACTTCCTCAGGTTGTTGGACAAGACATTGATGTGTGGGTAAAGGGAAAGGTATCGGAGCTTATTTCTGCATATGAAGGGAAGGATAAGGATCTTGCGGAGGGTTATTCAAACTTCAAACGTAAGGACCTTCTTGCATTCATCAAAAAACTTGCATCCTTCATTGAAGATGCAGATAAGTATTCTGCCTTCAAGAAAGCCAATCGTAAGCCCCGTGAACGAAAAGTCAAACCCGCGGGTGTGCAGATCAAGGCATTGAAGTATAAGGTGCGAGATGATGAACTGAAAATTTCTTCCGTGTCACCGACTGAAGTAGTTGGAGCTCAGCAGGTATGGGCATTTAACACCAAGACACGAAAGCTCGCGGTATATCGAACAGATAGCGCATTGGGTATTCAAGTCAAGGGCACTACTTTTCAAAACTATGATCCTGAAGCATCAATGCAAAAAACTCTGCGTAAACCTGCAGAGCAAATCAAGGACCTGTTAGCAGCAGGTAAGATTCAACTTCGAAAATTCATGGATAACATCAAGTCAGTTCCCACGACACCTAATGGTCGTATGAACGCAGACACACTTATTGTAAGGACTGTAAAGTGATTGTAATTGACTATAATCAAGTTGCCATTTCTAATCTTATGGGTGAGCTAGGAGGACGAAAAGACATTGAAATTAACCTCCCCCTCATTCGCCATATGATTATCAATACTATTCGAGGGTATAAGAAAAAGTATAGTGCTAAATACGGCGACTTGGTTATTGCATGTGACAATCGTATGTACTGGCGTAGGAATGTCTACCCTCATTATAAAGCGAATCGCAAGAAAGATCGTGATGAGTCGGGATACGATTGGAAGTCAATCTTCGAAGCGCTGTCAACAGTCAGAAAAGAACTTGAAGTATTCTTCCCGTATCCTGTTCTCAATGTAGAGGGTGCAGAGGCAGATGATATCATCGCTACACTCGCTGAATGGTCACAAGAAAATGATCTTCAGGAAGGTATGTTTGATGATCCCAAACCCTTTCTGATTGTTTCAGGAGATCATGACTTTATTCAGTTGCAAAGATATAGCAACGTTAGTCAGTATAGTCCTAAAACAAAGAAGTTGGTCAAACCTGAGCGTAAACCTCAGGATTATGTTATCGAACATATTATTCGAGGCGACTCGGGTGATGGTGTTCCGAATGTCTTGTCTGATGACACTTGCTTAGTTGAGGGTAGGAGGCAAAAACCTGTTCTCACTAAAAAAATGGAAGAATGGATCAAAGATCCTGCGAGTATGCCACAGGATGCACAATTCAAAGCAAACTATATTAGAAACGAACAATTAGTTGATTTGACAAAAATTCCTCAGGATTTAAAGATCAACGTTATAAATACTTACGTTACTCTACCAAAAAAAGATCGTAGTCAACTAATGAACTACTTCATGCAGAATAGAATGAAACAAATGCTTGAGGTGATAGGAGATTTCTAATGAGATTGTTACTTCCTGAGATTTTTGACCAAGTACAAAAAGCTGAAACACAACAAGAAAGAAAAAATATTTTGCTTAAGCATAACTCACCCGTACTGGTTGAGATTCTTAAGATGAACTTTCATCCCGATATCAAATTTAAACTTCCTGAGGGTGAACCCCCCTTTAAACGTGATGGTGTTCCTATGGGTCTTGCAGACAGCAACCTGTATAAAGAAATGCGCCGCATGTATGTTTGGATCAACCCCCCTGAAAATCTTCACAAGATTAAACGTGAGACACTTTTCATTCAATTGCTTGAAAGCATCAATGAAAAGGAAGCAGTGTTATTGTGTGCAGTTAAAGATAAAGATTTGACCCGCATCTATCCTAATGTAACGTATGAATTGGCTAATGATACGTTTCCCGGTGTTTTGCCTCCTAAAACAGTTGTTGTAGAAAAACAACAGGAGGCGGAAGAAGCCCCAAAAAAGCGAGGTCGCCCAAAAAAGGCTGCTTGACAAAGACGTCTGGTTCTGATATTATTATGAAATCGAGTGAGGAGATGTGGCATGCTGATCTATACGACCACCCCCAGTTCAAAGCAAAAGCGCAGGACTCAGAAGGAGATCGACGAGTACAATCGCTGGTTGCGGTGTGTAAATCCATCTGGCAAAAAGCCAAGCAAGCCATCAGGTCCATTAGCTCAAGCAAAACCCTATCGTCGAGGTTTCGAAGAAAACAAAAAGATTCCTAGTGTCGATTCGGGAATGCCTGGTGTGCTAGGTGTCACTAGCATCATGGACCCATTTAATCTACAAAAAGAATCTGAGGATGTACGTGAGGCAATTATTGCTAAGAGCAAGCGTGTAGCAATCGCTTATAACAAGGGCGGATATCAATATATTACTGATGAAACCGATCCCACGACTTTGGGATCAAGTGAAAGGAGAAAGTAGTGAGTGCTATGTTTAGTAACCCAGCAGATCGAAAAACTATTCGTGATGCTTTGCATGAAATTTCTGCATCGATGACTCGCATCGAGGGGGAACGTGATTACATTAAAGAGACTATTAAAGACATTACAGAAAAGTATCCCGTCATTTCAAAGCGGGTGTTTCGAAAGATGATCAAGGTCTATCACGCTCAAACCTTTTCACAAGAGGTTGAAGAGCATGAGGAATTTGAAAATCTCTATGAAACCATCACCACGACTCCTCAAGATAAAAATCAGGATAAAGATGCTTAATTCACTCCGCCACATTGTAGAAGTTGAAATCCTTGACAAAATGAACCGCCCAAAGAAAAAACGTATTCTGGGTGTGTGGAAGGATCTAAATGAGGTTCCCTTTGATTTGATTCGACGAGCAAACAATATGGCGTATCCTGGATGTGAAGTTAATATTAAAGTAACACCGTATGAAGGACCATAATGAAGGTAGCTATTTGTTCTGATATTCACCTTGAGTTCGGACCCCTACCCATCGAGAACACCGATGGTGCTGATGTTCTAATTCTTGCGGGGGACATTTGCGTTGCAGAATCATTTACTACACCTGTACTTGCAAAGGGTTTTTTTGAATTCTTTGAACAATGCTCGAGCCAGTTTAAAGACGTAATTTACGTTATGGGCAACCACGAGCATTACAGTGGCGATATCTGCAATAGTTATGATCTTCTAAAAGATTCTTTGGAAGAGTATCAGAACATTCATATCCTTGAGAATGAGGAACGTATAATTGGTGATTACGCTTTCATCGGGCAAACGCTTTGGACAGACATGAATGATGAGGAAAATCACACCATGTACTATGTTTCAAAACGCATGAATGATTTTCAAATCATCAAAAACAGTGAAAAGAATCGAAAGCTATCACCTCAAGACACTGTTGACATTCACAAGAAGTCTCTTGCAAACTTGCTTGAGTCTCTTGAGCGTAACAAGGACAAGCATGTTATTGTGGTGGGTCATCATGCACCATCCCATTACAGTGTAAAACCTCGATACGAACTTGATCGTGAGTTAAATGGTGCCTATCGAAGCAATCTGGAATGGGTGATGAAACAAAATAGAAACATCAAGCTGTGGGTGCATGGACACACCCATCATGAATTTGACTACAAGGTGCATGATTCTCGAGTAGTATGCAATCCTCGAGGATATGTGGGGTATGAAAGGGGCTCACATGATGAGGACCCCTACACCCCAATGGTCATAAAAGTTTAAAGGTATGGACGATTTTTACGTTGCAGTACTACTTGTGCTCTAGCTTCCATAAACGCTTCGAATAGATTTTTTAGGAACTTTTTCATAGTATGCCTCCTGGTCTGGTTCTTTGTAGGTCGTTTATAATTCTTTCTACGTCTACTATATCCTGGGCGTACTTAAAATGTTCATCAAAACTTTTACGGTCCAGACGGTTGAAAAAATTGTCGATTTGGGTTAAAATAAATTTAAACATGACTTACCTTTTGGGTTGTTGATAGGTTGAGGATTGTGTCCCCTTATTATTTATTGTGCGGTGCATCATAGATGAGTGCTAATCTTATACTTTTTGTGGGTTTAATTTATCTCTACGTTGCGGTTGAACAAGCCGTAAAGGGCAATTACGGAATGTGCATTGCCTTTGCGGGTTACGCTTTCTCAAACGTAGGTCTTTTTCTACTTGCTACTAAATGAGGAACATTATGAATCAAGAACAAATTGGAATTGGTGCGATTGCTGGCGGTGATTATCGAAACGAAGGATTAAATTCTGATTTTGGATATAGGCAAAAGGGGGCTGAACAAAGGTTGGTGTTATCTTCTAAACAACCATATATTCCAATGACCGAATATGTTAATAGCAATCTTTCAAAGTCTGTTGCTAATATTTCTGAACAAGTTTTTGCACTTGAGGAACTATTGCAACCTATCACGAAAAAAATGCTAACGGGAGCACAGATGGGCATTCGGCCCATTGATAAGGATTTAGAAGAATCACCCTCGAGTGATTTAAGAAACAGTATTACAGGACTCGAAAGACAATTGTTTCTTATTTCACAGCGAATTGCACAACTTATTTCACGTGTAGATCTATAATGGAAGAGGTTAAACGCGCTTGGGGCAGTTATCGAGTCTTATATGAGGTGGGAAATCGCATTAAAGTCAAAGAATTGATTGTCGATCCGGGCAAGAGCCTAAGCATGCAGAAGCACTTTAAGCGTGCTGAAGAATGGTTTGTTGCCGAAGGTTGTGCTACGGTCTGGACTTCTAATGATTATGATCATGTAAGTATTCTTCGCGGAATGTTTCATAAATTTGACAAACTATCTATTCCTTTGGGTCAATGGCATAGGCTTGAAAATCAATCAACGACCAATCCTCTCAAGATTATTGAAATTCAGTATGGTGAAGAATGCGAAGAGGAAGATATTGAGCGGAGATAACATGCAAAAAGATCTTGTTGATCCATTTGTTAAAATTGCTGAAGATGCAGGATTTGTCTTTTGGAATGATGAAGAGTGGAAACCGGATGATGAACTCATTGACTGGAGTGCATCATACGATAAAGAACTCCAACTCTTTGGTGAGTTGATTGTAAAACGTTGTATTGAAATTTGTGAGAAAGGAGTTGTTACTCAAACAACGAGTAGTGGTGTATCACTTTTGATAAAACAACATTTTGGATTAAACTAATGGATCGAAGAAAATTTATCAGAGGAACAGGATTGCTTGGGGGATTGCTTGGTGGTGTCCTTGCAGGAAAAGAAGTCATTGAGAGAATTCACACAAAGGAAACTATCGTTAAAGAGCTAATTCCTGCTCCAGTCGATGTGGCTGATGCAGATATGGAACCTATTGGAAATACGATACTTACTTTGCAAGGAAATTCAAAGCCTCCAGAACTTCCTAAGGATTCACAATCGGGTATATATTTCATTCCACAACCTAAATATGATTTGCAAGTGGGTTTGGCTGTTGGGCGAGATAAGCGTCTTTGGATAAAAGTTAATGATGAATGGAGGCGGGTATCACTAGATCCTAAGGATGATGTATGAAAGCTACATTAGAATTTATTTTGCCTGAAGATCAGCTTGAATTCAAACATGCAACAAAGGCAGTTGACTATTACCTGACATTGCATGATATTGATCATAAAATTAGAAGTTTTTTGAAATATAATGACGATAAGACATTAGACACAGCGATTATGCTCTTTGAATCGATTCGGAGTGATATTTCTGACACTACTTTTAATTGTGAATAGTGTTGTATAAAAACAACACACCTGTTGCATCTTTACAACACGCAAAAATACCGGTTGCATTCCTCTATGATATCTGTATAATTAACAGTGTCGATTGATTGAAAGGAAACGACATGGCTAAGAAGATGACCCGTGAGCAGATTGAGCTGATTGTTAACCGCTTTGCCAAGCAGGCAACTGGCAAGCACGGTGACTATGCTTTTACTGCGGGTTATTTGCAATCGCTGGCTGCTTCTCTGATCAGCAAACTGCCTGCCAAAGAGCAAGAACATCATATCAAAATCCTTCTTACTTCTTCGGTGTGGGAATGAACAATCTAAAAAATAAACTGCGAGAGGGGTTGTACTGTTACAGCTCCTCACTTCCTCTTGTTGGGTATGCTGCAATTTTATTTTTGATGGTTTACCTTTTGTTTAGGGGTTGATATAATGCACCTTGAAAATATAAATATTTTACTGCAAGAGGTTGCCGATCAGCTTAAAGCGCGCCAGGTTGAGATTGACACCGAGCAACTGATGCAAGAGATTTCTTTCCTTACATGGGTTCAGGAAATGGAAACTGTCTACTCAGCATACAGCTATTGCGAGGAATAAAATGAAAAAAATTCTTGCCACTATTTTGTTAACTATCTCTGCGACGACTTCACATGCCATAGGACCCGAAGCCGTCATTGGCGCTCTGATCGGTGGCATTATCATAGGACAAGCAGCTGCTGAACCCCCTCCTCATCCTTATGCATACTATCCCCCTCCCCCTGTAACTTACCATGGTTACGCTCCTGGACATTATCACTATGCCCCCCGACCTGTTCGCCAATGCTTCACTGTCCCCCTTTATGATGCCTACGGACGACATGTTAAAAATACCCGCCAATGCCATTATGTTCACTAAAAAACTTAAACGACGCGATCCTATTGCATATGATCTTCTTGTTTCTGGAACTTATAAACAGCGAAAAGTAAAATCAAAGCGTGACTATAAACGAGTGTTCAAAAATCAACGTGAGTTTGAATTATTGACATAGGAGAAAACATGGTATGGCTACTTGGGGCACCTCGCCCCAAATTTGTTACAGAAACAAAAGAATCACAGTCTAAGAAAGTTTGTTGGCTATTAGATTATAAAAGGAGTGATGATGAAACGATACACAGCACAAGTTCAAGAGGACGAACAGGGGGAACTGGTAATCCAGATTCCTCAGGAAATGTTGGACGAATTAAACTGGGAAACCGGTGATAAGCTCAAGTGGGTAGATAATTATAATGGGACCTTCACGTTGACAAAACTTCCTATGCGACCGCGAAAACTAGCACTTGTAGAAACTGTCTCTGTCTTTAGGCATCGCTATGTTGTCGAAGTGCCTGAAGGAAAGCTATCTTGGGCGGAAGACACTGTTGTAAGCGAAGAGGCTGAGGAATTTTCACAAAAGCATCTTGAAGAAACAATTGTTTCTAGCCGAGAAATTTCTGTTGAAGAAATGCAAAATCTATTCGTTCGAGATAACGACTACCTTAAGGACTGGACTCTGGAAAAAATTTACGAACGTGGTATTACTCAAATCGATGACAATGGAAACATTATCAACAAAGTAAAATGAATATCTTTTATCTACATCATGATCCAAAGACATGTGCAGAGATGCATAACGATAAGCATTGTGTGAAGATGATTATCGAGTATGCTCAGCTTATGTCCACTGCACACCGTTTACTTGATGGTGAGGAGTATCTTGATAAGACATCCAATGGGCGCTCTATCAAACGTTGGCGCCTTGAAGGTGAAAGTGATAAGCTTATGATGAAGGCATCACACATTAATCATCCTTCAGCGGTTTGGACGCGAGCGAGCCGACAAAATTATATTTGGATATATCGTCTATGGTATTACCTGTGCGAAGAATACACCTATCGTTATGGTAAAACTCATGCAGTTGAAATTCGTATGAAAAGGTCGGAACTCTATCTACCTCCAAAAAATATTGTTAGCAGCGAATTTTATAGTCCTACACCGGCGATGCCTGATACATATAAAGTAGCGGGTGATTCGATCACTTCTTATCGAAACTATTACATTGGAGGTAAGCAGCATTTGGCAAGCTGGAAAAAAAGGAATATTCCTGAATGGTTTAACTTGCAAAATGCATAAATAATTCTATGCCATTATACGATTATCAATGCACATCTTGTAATCATACTTTCACAGAAAAGCATATGATTGCAGACAGAAAACAACCCGAGGGCGACCCATGCCCCTCATGCAATTCTCACACCGTACAAATGCTGATTGGAACTCCCGGAGTAGGAGATTCAGTTCGTTTAGGCATTCGTACCCACGACGATGGTTTCAGGGAGGTACTATCGAAAATACATGCATCACAACCAAAAAGTAATCTGAAAAATAAGTTATCTAGATAATGGTTAGTGCAAAAATAATTCCGTTCAACCAGAGGGACAGCAACGTAAGGCTGTCCCTTTTTATTTCAGAGGGCTATATGGCAAAAAGACAAGAAAAAGTACAAACATTGCCAAATCATCGTCTTAAGATTCGTCTAGACGATATGGACGTCATAAATCCGCTGACTGATAATCAAAAGACATTTTTTGATTATTATAAAGAAGGCGAAACTTTCATGCTATTACATGGTGTAGCAGGGACAGGAAAATCATACATAGCACTCTACAAAGCCCTCGAAGAAGTGCTAGACAGATCTAATAATTACCAGCGAGTCATCATTGTTCGCTCTGCTGTTCCTGCAAGAGAAATTGGACACCTACCTGGTGATGAGAAGGAAAAGACAGAGGTCTATAAAGAGCCGTACAATGAAATTTGTGCTAATCTCTTTGCACGACCTGATGCCTTTCAGCGCCTAGAAGAGCAAGGAGTATGCACCTTTCTGATCACTTCGTTTCTGCGAGGCGTAACACTAGACGACAGCATCATCGTAGTCGATGAGTGTCAGAATCTTTGTGACTCCGAGATCAATACAATTATGACTCGAGTTGGAAATAACTCGAAGATCATCTTCTGTGGCGACTTCAGACAAACCGATCTTTCAAAGAAGAATGACATGTCTGGTCTCAAAAAGTTTATTAATATAGCTAAAATGATGCCCTCGTTTAAACTTATAGAGTTCTCTGCTCAGGACATTGTAAGAAGTGAATTGGTCAAGCAATATATCCTTGCTCGACTAAAGTATGAAGATACAAATTTAAATACATAATGTATTGACAGAATGTATCATGCAATGTAGAATAGCATGATTGACAAATGAGAAGAATCTATGAAAGTTTTTAATTCGTGGCCTTATGTACCAACTATACCTAAGCTAAAACAGATCACAAATAAAGCTACCGGCAAGAGACTCTATATAACCCCTGAGGGTAAAAAATACCCTTCAATCACTACAATCTTGCAGGAATATAGTAGAGAAGGAATTACAGCTTGGCGAAATAAAGTTGGTGCAGCGGCGGCGAATGCTATAGCGGCGCAGGCGGGACGAAGAGGTACACGTTTACACACTCTCTGTGAAAAATACCTGAACAATCAGGACCCCATTACAGAGTATGTGTCTGTCTTTGACAAGGCATTGTTTACCTCAATCGTCCCCCTCCTAAATGATATAGATAATATACATGTGCAGGAGAGGCGCTTATATTCAGATCATCTAAGAATCTCGGGTACGGTTGATTGCATTGCAGAGCATAACGGTCGCCTAAGTGTGATTGATTTTAAATCCGCATCGAAACGAAAACAGAAAGAACAGATTGAGAATTACTTCATGCAGTGTGCAGCGTATTGCATCATGTATGAAGAAATCACTAAGATTCCTGTTGATAAGATTGTTCTTATCGTTGCATGTGAGGACTACGAACCTCAACTATTCGTAGAGAAGCGAAACAATTACATTAAACACCTTTTATATTACAGGGACCTTTATGAAAAAAATAATCCTACCTATCTTGATGATATTCTTGATGGATACACCGAAAGCCCAGACGACTCCACAGACAGCACCGGTAACCAAATTGTCGTATGAAGTTGCTTGCACCAGAACAGATTTTTTGCATAAAGGTTTAAAGGAAGAATATAAAGAGGAACCTGTTGCTGTAGGAACAACGAACGAAAATCTTCTCTTTGTGTTATGGGCATCTAAGGATGGGGGCTTTTCAATTACAATAAGTGCAGAGGGTAGAAATGTGTCCTGCCTATTGCTTGAAGGTAAAGAATTAAATATTTTGAGGAAGGAAATTAATCTTGGAAAACCTACGCAACTACATTAAAGTATACAATGATATTCTAGATGAAGAATTCCTTACAAAACTTCTTGAAAAAATCGAACAAGAGACATTTGAGACTATTGATTCCGATGGCTTAAGATTTGATCAGGCAAGTTTAACAGACACCGATTGGAAGATTTCATTTGAGGGTGAAGATGTAAGTCCCATCGAAGCATTTTCATCGTTGATCTATAATGCTTCAGTGTCATACTTCGAGGAAATTAAAACACCGTTGTTACCTGAATTAGAGGGGTTCGAGGGTGTAAAAATTAGAAAGTTTAAACAAGGATATGCACATAAACTACATCTAGATGTAAATGATCATAAATCCGCTAAAAGATTTTTGACAGTATTGATTTTTTTGGGACGAGGAAAAGTAAATGTGGCATTTCCTAACCTCAAAGCAACCATTCAATTGTCAGGAAACAGTGTGTTACTATTTCCTCCAACATGGATGTTCCCATATGAGGTTACAGGAGTATCACAAGAAAATTCTTATGTAGTATCATCTCACCTGCATTACGTCTAATAAATATTTTTATGGTCGTATGAAGTTGATCGAAAGGTGTTCTGGACGGCGGTTCGATTCCGCCCATCTCCACCAAAAGCATTTGCGTATTAGCCGAACCAGAAATGATGTATTCGGGGGAATGTAAATCGAGAAGTGCTTTTGATGGGGATGACCTGGTTTCGACAGGGCAATAAGTAGAGACATGGACGATCCGACACAGAGAGTCGTAAAAAGTAAATTCAATAAACGCAAATGAAGAAATCTTTGCATTAGCCGCCTAAACACGGCTTAGGGTTTCGGTGGGTTTCCTCGTAACAGAATAACCCACCATTTATAAAAGTTATAAATAAATTATCGGGTTTGGCGAGTTCCCAGGGAAAAGAATATTCGCCCCTCCTAAAAGAGATAACTATGCCAGAACCAGGATTTTTAACAGCTAAGATTATGTCAGGATTGGGTGGATTGCTTGGTGGGTTAACTTTAATGACCTTCATTAAGCCAAAAACTACTCTAGACGCCACCCTTCGAGGGGGTGTTTCAACAGGAACCGGAATAATCTTTTCTCCGCCATTGACAGAATGGTTGGGTATGCCTCAAAATATGGAAATGTTTCTCATGTTTGGATTCATTATAGGATTCCTTTCATGGGGGATATTATCCCTAATCGCACGAATTTTCTCTAACGCTGAAAAGAACAAAGAAGATCTTATTGACGTTGTAAACAGAGGAAGGTCGGGCAAAGCCAAAAATGAGTAATCATGCACTTTTTGAGACTAGTATTCATTGCAGTTATAGGGTATTATTTTATACAACACTTTCATCATCTTATTGATATGAAGATGGCTGAGGTTGAGCCAGCACACAAACCATTTATTACGATGGTACAACGTGAAAAGGAGCTTGAATGTTTAGCAAAGAACATCTACTACGAAGCAGGCACTGAACCGTTTGAAGGAAAGGTCGCCGTAGCGCAAGTAACAATCAATCGAACTAAATCAAAAGACTTTCCAAAAGATATATGCAGTGTTGTGTATGAAAGAAACATTGTCTATAATAAAGTCTTATGTCAATTTAGTTGGTATTGCGAACAACAAACCAAGGTGAGACCTATTCATGCAGCAACCTATAAAGAATCCGAGGCTGTGGCTAAAAAGGTACTTCTCGAAGGATTCCGCCTTGATATCATCAAAGAGGACACACTCTACTATCATGCAGACTATGTTAACCCCCGATGGAAAAAACAGCGAGTCGCCAAAATTGGAAAACACATCTTCTACAAAGGCTAATTGGGTCGATAGGATCCTTTATGTGAAGAATGGAGTTAAACATTTTCTAGAACATAAACTTCGACCCAGTACAGCAGAGTCTATTGGGTGGATAGGTCTTGTTCTTCTTCATGCAGCTCTTATTCCTACATTCCTTGCAGTGATGGCAGGTATCACTGATAAGATGCCTCCCATTGACCTTGTGCTCTTTATTTGGGCAGCGTTAGTCACCTTCTTCGTTCGCGCAGCCATTCTGAAGGACACGGTTAATGTTCTCACAATTGGTGTGGGATTCATCGTCAATGCCGTATTCATGGCTCTCATTCTTTTCAAGTAATATGGAAATCACAGATCAGTTTATTATCTCAAAGAAGTTCAATACCGCTAATGAGTTTTCACTTTTTATTGAGGAACTAGTGTTGGCTAAAAAACTTTCCTACATGGAAGCTATCATCTCCTATTGCGAAGATGCAGATATTGATGTAGAATCAATCAAATCCTTGGTGAATAAATCACTTAAGGAAAAGATTCAATGTGAAGCAGAAGAACTAAATTATTTTCGAAGGAAAGCAGGCAAACTTCCACTATGATGAACATGGACGCCTTTAAGGCATATCGTTATTACCTTGCTCTTAAGTTACATTTTACAACCGACACTTACGATGTAGTGAAACATAAAGGTCGCGTAAAGGCCTCACGTGATTCGTTTATGCGACATGAGCACATGTACAAACGAATCACCAACCAATATCGAGATGATGAGGTTGTAAACTTCCTTGTGTCAAATTTTGTATCGGGGGATCGTTGGGGTGGTGTGTTTGATGCAGAATCTAACAACACCTACCTTAACTGGAAGAAACGTACCGAGTCCCTTGCATACACCTTCAAAGCAGACGTTCAGCGCATTCTAACTGAACTGAACCTAACTGCCTTTGATGATGCAGTAATCTTCAATGTACAGAAAACCCAGCACCCATATATAATTAGAGCTTACATGAGCAGGTCTATTAACATAGAGAGCCTTGTAATCCTCAACAAACTATTTAACTTCTGTGACAGGTTCGACAAAGACATTGAGGAAACACTGGTATGGCCCGACATTTCAAGATTGATTCGCAAGTATGGTCCTTTTGTCAAGATAGACAAGGATAGGTATCATGGAATCCTACGAGGACTTTGACTTCCTACAAAATAAACTAAACACTCTTGAAAAAGAAGTCATTGACATACATGAAAGGTATCTCACCGTTGCAGAGTCAATACGTGAAATGCAAAAGTATATGGTCAAGATGGCACAGAATCAAGCACAGATAGCTCACCAAATTTCACTTTGGCCTTACATTGTTGTAGAGTCAAAAAAACAAACCACTAAAGGACAAGAAAAGGAGTAAGGATTTACAATGGGTGACACTAGACGTTTTAA